GCTATTGCGGCGAATTCGCTAGAAAGATATTTACTAGGTTTATCAAGATTACGGAAACATATCACGCCGCCGCCTAATTCATCGTTCAATGTGAATTCATGGTTGCTTTCCTTGTAGGTTCCTAACCATTCCGGAAACTCCATTTTGATTTTGGATATTTGACGATCATCAAGACTTGGATAATCCTCACAGAATAATCCAACACGTATGCCTTTAATTCCTGTTTTGATGAACCAATCAATTAAAAGCCATATCAAACCCCAGCGGAGTATATACGATTTACCACCACCAGCAGCACCGCCATATAGTGTATATATGTTTTGCTTAACCGCCCGCAAGAATTCTTTTTGCTTAGGTGTTGGCCGTATCACATCGCGAAACAGATTTGTTTTACTCATCTGGTTCACTCAATTCATTATTATCAATAACCAACTTAACGGCGCTTTCGGTTGTGATTTCCTGTTGTATCTTATCGCGCCAATCTTTAGAACGTCGATTTTTAAGCCAGAAAATCATAGCCGTTGTATTTCCTTCAAGTGCTGCTTTATACAATGCATTTTCAACTTGTATGTCTGCTTCATCTTTCCCTATTTTTAGGGCGTTCGCTATTTTCGGTGATTTCTTGCGCCATTCCCAAAGGGTAGTTATGCCAATACTCATATTGCTGGCAATCTGTTCATTTGTTAAGCCATTACGCGCCCAGCCTTGTAAAAGCAAAATCTTTTCTTCTGCTTCCCAATCCTTATATGTTGTTTTCGCCATTGTTTCACCCCCTATCGTAGTATGTTGTTATCTTTGCTTTTCATTCTGCCATGTGATCGCGTACATATTCCGGCGACTTGTTTAGATGCGTGCTGGCTAGTGCAATATGTTTGACATAAACCGTCATAATATATTTCGTTGGCCGTACATTTGCCGCCTTTATTGTTAAGACATTTTGATTTTGTACATACAATATTCACTAACTTTTCACCACCTTTAGAAAACTTTTTGAAAAATTTTTAATTTCCCTATTGACTACTTGCGAAAACGCAAGTATAATCAAGCCATAAGATACATCGGAAAACGCAATTAAGCGAAAAGGAGAAATTAAAATGCTAACACTTAAAGACGTAAACACAAGCAAAACATGGGAATTTGAAACTAAAACAGATGCTTCCGATTTCATTAGTACAATGAGTTTCGGTTTTGAATGGCAACTAATCGACAATAACACAAATGAAGTTATTGCTTGCCACTACTTCGAATAACAAAATAAAGGCGGTAGGATAACCACTACCGCCAATTACTTAAACCTAAAGGAGAATAAAACAATGCAAATGACTATTCAAGAAATCAAAAACGCGATCAGATACAACGAATTAAACAATATCGAAACATTACAAGCAGCATATACCGGAATTAAACATAATAATGACGGTATAATTCAAACACTAGGTTATGACGATTTAAGCAACATTATTATGATGCTTCGTTATATCGCTGAAAAATGCGAATTGCTTCGTCGCCGTACTAATTCGATATATGATGCATTCGCTGCATTCAACCTACGCGAAACTGTTTTCGATACCGTAGATGAATACCAGAAAGAAATGAATAACAAAATACGCCATATGTTAGCCGCTAGAAAATAGCGGCTTTTTTAATTACTCAAAACCGAACACGCCACAATAGATATGACATAGAAACAATTCGGGTTATTTCGGTCTAAAACCTTATAAAAAAATGCAGCATGTTCAGTTTTCAATAATCAAATGTTCCTTTTATACAAAAAATGAGATATATCGCCGTGGATATACCTCATATTCTTATAGTTTTATTCATTTTGTTTGTATGTTCTATACAATACCGGCAATCTATGAAATCGTACAAGCAGTTTATGTTATTAGGAAGTACATATTTAACAAGGATTGTATGGCATGTGTTCATTGTGTTTATTGAAAGGAGTTATGCCGGTACTGTATACAACACGCAAGGGGAACGGCCCAAAGTTCCCCATGTGTTGTATACATCTAATAGGAGAATTAATGTCAATGGCTTTTAAGCATCATATGACAATATAATTATACTATATATGGCGTTTCCGCCGGTTTCCGATATAGTCCGATATAGTCCGACTTATACCGATTTAGCAGTATACATGCACGCGTAATATGTATGATGTAAATAATACCCTACTTGTACAAGGCCAGCCGTTTTTAATTCTGCCGCTTGCGACTTTTCTAGGTCTGTAAAATACCGCGCATGCTTGGCGCTTTTTCCGTCGATGTATTCGCGCAATAATAAAATATTGGTTTTCCCTTTGGTGCATGTGTTGATGATATCCGCCGCGGTTTCCCGTTCGTCAATCAATGCACCTATTTCTTTGTGTACGGCATCGCGCTTGCTTTCAAGTCTTACAATTTGTTGTTCTAGTCCGCCCGGTGTTCCGCCACCCGTTAGGCGTTCTTTGGAATAGTCCACGGCGCCTATTGTTGTAATGTCTGATTGTAGATGCTTTAGATCTTCCTTCAATGAGTTAATCTTCATTGTGATTAATTTGATAGGTTCTAAATATTCTTTTGCTAATTCCCTGTAGTCTTTATCCGTCATATTTCCCCCGTATGGTTCATTATCGCATGTTCTTAACTGTTTCCCCTAACATGTTCAAGTAGTCTTGTAAATTGCCTTTGATAGCATCATTCACTATTTGGATATTGTCAGTTGTTACATAGCTGGCAATTAGCATTTTATACATAGCATCTTTGGTAGGTACAAAAACACAAATGGCAAACGATACTAACCACACAAAACCGCAAATATAAATATATTTTTTTAGTTTTTTCTCATCGCCATATGTTACGCTTTCCGGATAAACAACCACAAGCATAAATAATATAGCTGATGCCAGTATAAAAACGCCTTGATTAAACACGTCTAAATTATGTAGTACCTCAATCAAATACAAATACATCGGGTTAATAATAGGCATTACACATTTCCCCTTTCACCTACTAATATTATATCAAAGGGGCGTTTATTTCGCCCCTTATTCACTACGCCGTAAATAGCGATACTAGCTTAAACAATGCTACAACTAACGAAAACGCCAATGCAGCATCAAACAAGAATTTAATCATGATTATTTCCCCGTGCTTCCGATGCCACCAGTACCGCGCGCCGTTTCGGTTAATTGTGTAACCTCTAACAGCTTCAATGCGCCAACTGGTACAAGAATACCCTGTACTAATCTATTGCCCTTTTGAATTAAATATGCATCATCGCTGGTATTGTGCAAAATTGCTTTTATTTCGCCTCTATAATCTGCATCAATTACCCCGAACGAATTCGGGATAATTAACGGTGTTTTGCTCATGCTAGATCGTGGCGCCAGCATTAACATATACCCCTTTGGAATTTCCACCGCTAAACCCAGCGTTACATATTGCGTTTGATGTGATTTAATCACTACGCTTTCTGGTTGATAAAAATCCATGCCGGCAGCATCTTCGCTTCCAACTTTTGGCATCAATACACCGGGCAAGCATCGCTTAACTTTTATGATATCCGCATTGTATCGCTTATCACCAAATAGGAACCGTTTAATTTTGTTGATTACACCCATTTCAAATACCCCGCATTTCTTAATACCACTTTCACGCCGTAGGTTGTAACACATAGCCGGCGGCTAATTGCCTTTACACTTAAACCGGCTTTTCTTAATGCAATGATTTTTTCTTTGTTAGCTTCCCGCCATTCTTCTTGATTTCCGCTAGTCTTTAGGCCTATTTGTTGTAGTGCATCGTCAATTTCAATTTCTGTAAAGATCACTACACCCAACGCCAGCAAGTTTTGACAATTAAACGGAACACCGGAACCGCTTGCGTTGCTCATTACTGTATTCATTGACGTATTCCCCTATTTCAATAATTGTTCTAATACGGCGTTTCGCCTATCCATGATACGAATTTCTGCCCTTGGATTATCTTTATCAATGCCAGCTATGCAGCTTTCACCATAAGAACATATCCATTTGTCATCGTCTATTACCTTGGCTTTTGCCAGTATGTCGCTGGTTGCCTGTAATAGTCCGATTAAGTCCGGCCAACTTCTTTTATTTGGAAGATAGTATTTACACTCAACAACCACAATGCCGGATATATGTAATTTCTTTCCGGCTAACTGCCATAAACAAGCATCTTCATAATTTCTATAGGCTTCTGACGGAATATAACCCCGTTTGTTTCCGTTTTTCACTATCTGCCCGTGGTTCTTCTTAGTAATTGGGCGACCTTTGAATACTATGTCAATTACGCTCATTTTCTGCTAACCTCACATCACATGGTGCTGCGCATGTAACCAACCCCAATAAACCGTTACTCCAGCTTGTTGCTCCGTAGTTATAATACCAAACTGCACCTTTGCTATATCGGGAGAAATACCGCTTACATTCACCGTATGTCTTTTTTACAATGATAGGTGTATCAACTGGTACCTTTTCCCATTCCACAATACCCAATAGCGATGCAATGGAATATTTACGGGTATTAGGATTTAACCCCAGCACCTTACATGGAATTCTTGGGGTATGATCGCGTATCTTGAAATTACCGCCGTTTTCAATAAATGTAGGATTTACGAAAAACGCATAAACACCCTCAATCTTAATATCTCGATAACCTTCGTTATACATTTCTTGCAATAACCATTTTTGCTCATTCTTCATCGTATAATTCCCCTTTTACAATAAGTTCCCTAATTTGTCGGCGTACTTGGTATGTGTAAACTTCAAGCGTTCCATTAAATGCTTCCATTACCATTTTGGAAAGTGCTTGCCGTAATCGTTTCGTTTTGCCGTCCTTATGGTATTTGTATTCAAGCGTAATTAAAAATCTATCTTGCGTTACTTTTGGTTTCAAAATCATGTTTTCAATAACCAGCGTTAATGCGCTGGCTAGTTGCTCACATGTAAAAACTCTACCGTTTCCCATGTCTACCTTTACAATCATTTATTAA